GACCTACAAAAAAAGGTGCTGGTATGACAGCCAAAGGTGTTGCAAGATATAGAAGAGCTAATCCCGGATCAAAATTAAAGACAGCAGTAACAGGTAAAGTTAAACCGGGATCTAAAGATGCTAAACGTAGAAAAAGTTATTGTGCAAGATCGTTAGGTCAATTAAAAAGATCATCAGCTAAAACAAGAAATGATCCTAACTCAAGAATAAGACAAGCAAGACGTAGGTGGAAATGCCGATAAAAAAGAAAACATGGGTAAGAAAAAAAAATCAATCTTTAATCTGTGGCTACTGCGAGACTTGCAATAGAGAGCTTATGAGTGATGAAGGTGGCTGGATTATAACTTATAAGAAACAGTATTTTTGCCATGATGGTAAAGATGGTAGTTGTTTTGACAACTATTGTGTGCTAAAACTAAAACAACAAAAGGAAAATAATTATGTATGGTAAGTCAAAAGGTAAAAGCAAACTAACAGCAAAACAAAAAACTTTGCCAAGAAATTTGCAAAAAAAAATAATGAAATCTAAATCTAAAAAGAAAAAATAATGCCGGGTTATCACAAAACAAAATCTGGTAAGATGGCTAAAAAAGGTTTGTACTACAACATAAACAAACGTAAGAAAGCTGGTACGAGTAGAACTAAAAAGAAATCTACTATTACAAAAAAGGCTTACAAGTCTATGTTGTCTGGATTTAAAAAATAGTTTCTTTTAATTCTGTAAACTCTTGCCAGATGCTTTGACCAGCATCCCAAAATCTTCGCTTATCTTTTTTCATTTCTATTGAATGTAAAACTGTGGTATGATCTTGTCCAAAATATCTACCAATATCTGTAAGGTTCATATTATATTTTTCATACAAGATGTTGTGAATAATGTTTCTTGCTCTAACTATATCTTGTGTTCTAACTTTAGCCATTAAACTTTTTTTGTGTACTTCATAACGAACACAAACTCTATTAATAATACTGTCAATAATTCTTGTACTAGGTTTGGCAAATGAATAGCTAACAATTCTTCTTGGCTTATAAAACTCTGGACTTCTTTTTTTACAATGTATCTTGGCTAACTTATAACCATTCTTAAATGCGTTCTTGTATATTTTTTTTTCTTTAAAAGTTAAATCACGATAATGTCCTGCTCTCATAGCAAGTTTAATTTCTGTAAACACTTTATTTTTAGTCATAGATCCCCTACGTTTTCCTTCAGTTTTTTTTAATAATCAATTAATAACTAAATAGATGTCATTAATCGTTCTTTTGTCTGCTCTATCTTCCAAAGCAATCTATAAGAATCTTTCTGATACTTATTTACTTTCTGCTTTGCTTCTAGGTACTTCTGGTGTTTCTTCGCTTGAAGATCCCTGTACTTTTGCAGACGAGTTTTTATCTCGTTCATCATTCTCCTTTTTCACTTTTGTAAAATCGATTTTTAAATTATCAATTTTTACTTCTGCGTTTGTTCCTTCATTAGAACTATTTGCAGCCTTCTCTACTGAATCAAACTCCTCTGTTAGTTTAAAACTACACTCTCCAGATTTGATTCTGATAACCTTTGTCATACTTTATCCTTTTTGGCAACCTCTTTTTTGTGTATCTCTTTAGTCATCTTGTTATATATACTTAAATCAGTATAATTATCGGCTTTAAAATTTCGTGTTGATCTATATAGCTTTAGTGCCATCATTAATTGACCTACTTGATGTGGTTTAATTCGTTTTTTTAAACTGTCTGCCAAGACAATCGTAAACATTTCGGCTAACATAATAAAGTTCTCTTGATAATTACCATAATCTTTTTGGCGATCATCAATGATCTTTTTCTCTATCTCTTGGTCTATGTCTGTTATTTTCTTATCCATATAAGTTGAGGGTCTCGGGGAAGAAAACTACCGAAAGGGAACTAGAAAGAAAAACTCCCCCAAGACTAAATACAAATTAATTAAAACTTGTATGATTGTTTACTACCATAACTAGGTTTGCTTTGAAACCCTTTATTTTGTGGTGCTGTTGGTTTATCATCACTAGAACTAGGTGGTGTCATTTTAATTGTGATACCGGTAATATTACCTTGTTCATCTAACTCATTCCATCCAGCTTGATTGTGCCAAACGTCTCCTATTTTAACACCAATAGTCCACTTTTTACCCTCTGGTGCTTTTAAGTTTGGTGGTGCTACCCAATCTGGTTGGTTCTCTGCGTTCTTGTTTTGGTTTCTAACCAAATTACACCATACTACATCTTCACTCATGTTTACTCCTTTGTTATTGTCAGCTTTTACTGACCCTTGTTTAATTGTAATTCACGACTTTCAGCAATGTCTGTAACTTGTCTGTATGCTCGTAAATTATTTCTTAATAGATACTCAACATTTGCTCTGTGCTTTTCTTTAGCAACTTTAAAACTTTCTAAAGTTTTTGCACTTTTAAGTTCATGTTTTATATCTTCTACATCTATGGTTTCATCCATGTATGTAGGTTCTTCAACAGATTGCTCTGTGGAATCTTCAAATGGTTTTGGTTCATAACCATCTTCATCTTTGATACCTGTTTTAAGATTTAATAAATTTAAGAACGCATACTTTCGTGAGTATGACATGGCATTGCCTGTTCCAAATTTATCACAATTTCCAAATGCCGAACATCCATCAACAAGAATATGTTGTGTTGGATCATCAACATCATAAACTTTCATAGTACATACGACCATTACTTGTTTTATGTTTGGTACAATCTCTGTCAGATAATTACAAGTCGCATACAAACCATTGTCTAACAAGGCTTGTGTTGCAACTGCTTGAACGTTGTCGTGCAAAAGGGGATTGAAATGCATCCCATTTGCCTTTGCACCTTTCTTGACACTCTTTGCACTTAAACAAGCATCATGTAGTTTTTGATATATATTTCTTTTCATTGTTTCCTTTTGTTGTTTTTATTATTAACCCGGTAATAAACCCCATACTTTTTGTGCATAGATAAAAGTGTATGTTGCAATTACTTTTCCTTTGTATATTAACCAAGACATATTAGTTTGCTCCTTTCTTTAATACTTCACAGTTTTTTTTGTTTATATCTTTTTGCCAATCAGATTTTTTTTCTACAACCCATACGTAAGAAGAAACTACTGTTTCATTATTTAAAGTACACTTCTTACCAAATACAAGTTTAGTTTTAGGATCTTCATGTGCAAATGCACTTGTTGTCATAATTAAAGACAACAATACTATCATCATTTTATTCATGTTTTATTCCCCATAGGTTAGTTATTAGTTTTAATTGTTCATCTGCTAAATCTTTATAATAAAAAGGATGATACATATCCGGTGGCTCACACATTTGTGCAAGTTCGGACAGACTTCCTTTGCAGAACATAATCATACGTTCCCAAAGTAAAATCTTCTCAACCATTTTATAGTAAAGAAATTCCAGATGGTCTTTCTTCATTAACTCATGTGTGCTATCAAAGATAATATGATCCTTATCATTAGTATAAACTAAGTAAGGTATCTTCTTGGTACACATATAGTAGAACGAAGTCTGTGTAAGGTTATCTGTTGCAGGTTCAGTTGGCAATGCTTGACTACTCATTGTCCACTCTTCCTTGTTCTTAACCTTTCTAATATTGGGTGGCTTTGTTTTTAATTCTATAAATAATTTTTTCGTAAGATAATCTACCTTACCCAAAATATCTTTTATCATTGTCATTTCTTTTTTTCTTACATGATACTCACAAATTAAGTTGTCATCTTTAACAATATCTTTAACAACTTTTTCTGTCACACCTATGCAATCAATCGCATACTCAATCATTTTCTCTCTTGCAAATTTATCTTTGTCATCTACCGGTGGCTTTTCATTTATAATACCAAGTTCGTTTTGAAATATTTTATTAAAATCTCTATCCCACTTTTCTTCTTTCATGGTAGATGTTTTCCAAACTTCATGTCCAATTAATTTTTGTACTGTGTTGTTTACAAGATTGCCAAAGTTAGCTTTATATCTAAATGCAAAAGTTCTTCTAACTTCTTGTGGAAAAGTATAACCAATTAAATTTTTGGCAAAGGGTGTTGAGGTTGATGAATAACTCCAATGGTCTAATCCTTTACCACCATTGAATATTGAAAATGCGTCTTGTATTAATTGTTCTTGTTTTTTCATAAGTTCCTAGTTTTCCACTATCTATACAC